GATCATAGTGCTATTATTTTTTTTCAGCAACTAGGAAGATCAATTAACATTATTGACTACCATGAAGAACGGGGACAGGGATTACCTCACTATATTCAAATATTAAAGGAAAAAGATTATATTTATAAAGATCATTTTGCACCGCATGATATAGAAGTTACTGATTTTAGTAATGGTAAAACTAGAAGAGATGTAGCTTATCAGCTAGGAATAAGATTTAAAGTTGTTCCTAAAATACCTTTAGAAGATGGTATACACGCAACAACAATGACTTTACCTCGATGTTGGATTGATACAGACCATTGCAAAAAGTTAATAGATGCGTTAAGACATTATCATCGGAAGTATATAGATAAAAATCGTATGTTCCGAAGCAAACCTGTACACGATTGGTCATCTCATGCGTGTGATGCTATGAGATACTTGAGTGTTGGGTTGCAAGAAATAAGTACTAGACAAGCTGCTCCACAAAGTGTAGCAGATAATAAATACAGGATTTTATAATATGAGTTCAATATTTTCACCAAAAATGCCGTCACTACCGCCTGTGCAACCTTTGCCGACACCACCATCTACTGAAGTGTCTGCTGAAGAAAAAGCAAGAATTGCAGCGGAACAGGCAGCGATTGAAAGAAAAAGAAAAGGTAGAAAATCAACAATCTTAACTGGACCGCTTGGAGTTGAAGAAGAAGCTGAAACAGATACAAAAACTTTATTAGGAGAATAATATGGGAGGAAGTCCAGCAAGAGCAATTAAAAGAGTTATTAGTCCACCGAAACCCCCTGCAGCTCCAGCACCCGCACCAACTACAGCAGAAGTTTCTCAAGCAACAGCAACTAGCATGGATGGTTATGATGAAAGAAAAACAAAAGCACAAGGTAGATCAATGACAATTATGACAGGACCTAAAGGTGTAGAAGATGAAACATTAACATTGGGTAGAAAAAGTTTATTAGGAAAATAATGGCAGCAACTGATTTAACAAAAAAATTATTATCTCGTTTTGATAAACTAGCAGGTCAAAGACAAAATTGGGAAGAGCATTGGCAAGAAGTGTCAGATTATATGCTTCCTAGAAAATCAGATGTAACTAAAAAAAGAAGTCGTGGCGATAAAAGAATGGAGCTTATATTTGATAGCTCACCTTTACAAGCCTTAGAATTATTAGCAGCATCATTACATGGTATGCTTACTAATCCATCAACACCATGGTTTACATTAAGATTTAAAAATGAAGAAATTGATAGCGAAGAAGAAGCTAAAATTTGGTTAGAGTCTGCAACAGAATCTATGTACACAGCTTTTAATCGTTCTAACTTTCAACAAGAAATATTTGAATTGTACCATGACCTTATTACTTTTGGTACAGCGGCAATGTTTATTGAAGAAGATGCAGATGATATTATAAAATTTTCTACAAGACACATTGATGAAATTTATATTGCTGAAAATGATAAAGGTAAAATAGATACCATCTACAGAAGATTTAAATTATCAGCAAGAGCTATTGTTCAAAAATTTGGCGATAAAGTATCAACAGATATTTTAACAATGGAAAAGAAAGACCCTTACCAAGAAATAGAAATTATACACGCAGTTTATCCAAGAAGTGATTTTGATCCTAAGAAAAAAGATAAAAAGAATATGCCATTTGAATCAGTTTACATGGAATATAAAAATAAAAATGAATTATCGGTATCTGGATTTAAAGAGTTTCCTTTTGTAGTACCTAGATATTTAAAAGCATCACATGAAATTTATGGAAGATCACCTGCAATGACAGCATTGCCAGATGTTAAAATGCTAAATGAAATGTCTAAGACAACGATCAAAGCTGCACAGAAACAAGTAGACCCACCTTTATTAGTTCCTGATGATGGATTTTTATTACCTGTAAGAACTGTACCAGGTGGTTTAAATTTTTATAGATCAGGTACAAGAGATAGAATTGAACCTTTAAACATTGGTGCAAACAATCCTTTAGGATTAAACATGGAAGAGCAAAGACGAGATGCTATTAGAGCTGTGTTCTATGTTAATCAACTTATGATGCAAGATGGTCCACAAATGACAGCGACAGAAGTTATCCAAAGAAACGAAGAAAAGATGAGATTGCTTGGACCAGTATTAGGAAGATTACAATCTGAATTATTAAAACCTTTAATTGATAGAGTATTTAATATTCTATTAAGAAACAATCAATTACCTCAAGCACCTGAATTTTTATCAGGTCAAGATATAGAAATTGAATATGTTTCACCATTAGCTAAAGCACAGAAATCCACAGAACTTCAATCTATTATGAGAGCTATTGAAATACTTGGAAGCATGGCTAATGTAGCTCCTGTATTTGATTATATTAATTTTGATAATCTAGTTAAACATCTAGCAGAGATAGTTGGTGTGCCACAAAAATTATTAAAATCACAAAGTCAAGTAAACGCAGAAAGAGAACAAGCACAACAACAACAACAGGAGCAAATGCAAATGCAACAATTACAACAGGCAGCAAAAGCAGGAGGAGATATAGCTCCACTAGCTAAAGCCTTACCTGAAGAAGCCAAAGCTGTTGCAAATGCTGAAGTAGAATAATGGGTCAAGCAAAAGATAAAGAAAAACATTTTGAAAGGTATGTTCAAGATTTAAAAAAGAACTACCAATACATATTCGGAACAGACGAAGGTAAACAAGTTATGTCTGATTTAGAAAAGAGATGCCACCATCATACGACTACCAATGTTAAAGGAGATAGTCATGAGAGTGCATATATGGAAGGTCAACGCAGCATCCTTCTATTTATAAAAGCAATGCTGCAAAATGAAAATGAAAAAGGAAAATAAAAATGTCAGAACAAACGCAGATAACGGAGCAACCTGCTTCGCCTGTAGAAACGACAACAACGCCTACAGAAACTAAGACAGAAAAACCAGTAGAGGCAACAATCACGCCTTCTACAGAACAACAACCACAACCGACTAAATCTTGGAAAGAAGCTATATCCGAAGAATTTAGAAACGATCCAAACATAGAAAAGTTTACAGAGATTGATGCACTTGCAAAGTCATATATCAATGCAACTAAAATGATTGGACAAGATAAGGTTGCTGTTCCTAATAAAAACTCAACAGAAGATCAATGGAATGAAGTGTATGAAAAATTAGGTAGACCTGAGTCTCCTGATAAGTATGCACTTAATATTAAATCAGATGTTGTGCCTATTGAAGATACTGCAGTTAAACAATTTGCAGAGAACGCACATAAGTTAGGTTTAAATAATAAACAAGCTCAAGGTGTTTTAGAGTTCTATAAAAATAGTATGGAAGGTCAAGCACAACAAGCTAAAATTGATACTGAAACTGCACAAGCTCAGTCTGAACAACAGTTAAGACAAGAGTGGGGTAGAGACTTTGAATCTAATGTTAAGAAAGCTGGAGCATTAGCTAAAGCTAATATGAATCCAGAAATATTAGATATGCAACTTAAAAATGGTATGAGACTTGGAGATCATCCTGAAGTAATCAAAGGCTTTGCTAAGATTGCAGGTATGATGTCCGAAGATAAAATTGTTACTACAGAAAGCGAAAATGTAAACAAAACTTCAGATATTGAATCAGAAATAGCTACAATTACTAATAATCGTGAAGGTCCTTATTGGAATAAGCAACACCCTGACCATGATAAAATGGTACAGCAAGTTTATACTTTAAGAGAAATGTTAAATAGCAAATAGTTTTAACCCCTTGTATTTTTTATTAAATTAATGTAAGGGGTTATTATTAGGACAATTCGTAAGAACCCTAATGACAACAGGAAAGACTGTGTTCTAACAGAACTAAAATGCAAGAGATGCCTACCTATTGGTGGAGAACCTTTCTGTTTAAATTAATACTAACAATAAAATGGAGAGACAATTATGTCATCACAAATAACTACAGCTTTTGTACAGCAGTATTCTGCAAATGTACAAATGCTATCTCAACAAATGGGATCGTTATTAAGAGACAAAGTCAGAGTTGAAAGCGTTGTAGGAAAAAATGCTTTCTTAGATCAAGTTGGCTCAGTAACTGCAGTTGAAAAAACTAGCAGACATTCAGACACTCCACAAATAGATACACCTCACGCAAGAAGAAGATTATCTATGAGTGATTATGAATTTGCTGATCTAATAGATCAACAAGACAAAGTAAGACTCTTAATTGACCCGACTTCATCTTATGCTCAAGCCGCTGCTATGGCAATGGGAAGAGCTATGGATGATGTAATAATATCAGCTGCATTAGGTACTGCGTACACTGGTGAAACTGGAGGAACTAGCACATCAAATGCGAATACAATCGCACA